ACTCTGCTCTAGCTGTAATGCTGTACTCTGCTGAACCTACTTGAGCGCAATCCTCAGCATGAGGCGTTGAACCAATATGTAAATATTCAATCATTTAAAGCTCCCTATTGAAATGCGGGTGAAGCGCACCCGCTACGCTACTACTTAGTCACACTGGATCGCGTACTTATCCTGTTTGACTAGTTCACTGCTAATCACTACCTTACGACAGACTGGACTGTCGGACCGCACAGTTGCATCTACTCGTACATCAAACCCATCGAACTCAAACCGAAACACTCGATTGAGTGACTGAGCGTATTCAGTAGACCTAGGCTCACGGCTACCGTCCAGTGTGCTCAGAAACCACAGTACTGCCTCGAGTCGCTCATCTTTGAAACCGTCTAGGTTATTAAGATAGAAACTAATCTGCGGTTGACAATACGTGGCGTCAACCCGAGTGGTAATCGAGTACTGCTTATCGTCCCAGCGATCACCGATATCTACAGGCGCCACCATCTTGACGATGTGCATCATTGCCTTACGATGCTTCTGAAACTGATCAGCATACTTAGTAAGACTCTTACGACTACGGGCAATGTCCGCCTTGGCGTCATTGAACAGTTTTACTGCATGAGATACTTTACTCATTTAAATCTCCCAGTTGGGTTACTGGACCAAGCCAATCTCGATCCATGACTAAACTATATCTTAGGTGACGCCATATGTCAAGTATTGGGCGCGGAGACACCCCACCACCCCCCGACCCCCCAAAGTGCCTAGATGGGACCCGCGCTACCCCCTACCCCTTAACGAACACAAACGATCCCTCATTTTCCAAAACACCCCCCTTACAAAACTAAACCCTGTTTCAAAAAATATTTCGCAAAAATTTCCGTTAATAAGTACCTAACGTCGCCTATAACTTTCTATACACACGGTACACACTACAGTACCCCCCGTTAATTCACTTATCCATACTTTACAAATACCCCCCGTCACAAAATAAACACCCTAAACAAAAAATATATTTTGTAAAATATCTGAAATATCAAGGGAGTAGCATCGGGCCATGAGTTCTAATCTAATTATTGTGACTGGGCTGATCTATGCCTATATTGCTTTAGAACAGGCACTCAAAGGGAACATGGGACTTGCTTGTATGTATTCTGGATATTGTTTTGCCAACTACGGCGCTTATTTGATTGCTACAAAATGACAACAATAATCGGTGACTGGAGTAATAAGGTCCTAGTATCAGATAGTCAGTTCACTGATACTGTTTCAGGTATCAAGTACTTTGAAGAGAAAGTTTTCCCTGTAGATGGTGGTTGGCTTGGTGTTGCAGGTAACTACTGCGATGCTGAAAAGATAATAGACTACGTAAACAAAAAAACCAAAGTCAAGCCAAAACTAAAGGCGGACAGCTCCTTCCTCAAGCTAACTAAAGACGGACTATTCTCCTGCGGGGACGACCTAGAGTGGGAGCGGGTGCGAACCTTTATGGCTATTGGGTCTGGGTCTATGGCAGCAGAAGTCTGTATGCGCATGGGCTTGACAGCAGAAGAAGCGGTTAAGTGGGCGTGTAACGTGGACGCTAATAGTAGCGAACCAATAAAAACGTACCCCTTGTCCGATGCCGTATAAAGACCCCAAGGTTAAAAAAGCCAAGGGTGCAGGGTATTCTAAAAAGTACTACGAGGCAAATAAAGCAAAATCACTGCTAGCTAACGCTGCAACCAGAAAGAAAAAACGAAAAGAGTTTCAAGACTGGAAGGCAACGCTAAGTTGTGCCCATTGCGGATTTAGTCATGTGGCAGCACTAGACTTTCACCACACAGATGCTAAGTCTAAAGACGGGATAGTAAGTGATCTGGTCCGCATGGGGCGGTTTAAAAAAGCTAAAGCGGAAGCAGAAAAGTGTATTGTATTATGTGCAAATTGCCATCGGGTACACCACTACGAGGAAAAGAGAAAGTAAAACTGTGTAACAAGCTACACAAAAATAAAAGTAATGTATACTTCACCCAAACTAGGTTTAACGAGGACTAGGTTGGCGAACGAAGAAAATATAATTATTCCTCACGTTGAGGAAGACATTCCCCTACCGACAGGGGCTACCACTGCTTTCCCTGAATTAACCCCAAAAGAAGAATTAGATGCCAGGGCACGTACGATTACGCTATTGGCTGAGTTAAACAACACTCCATTGACACCCACTACAGCAAATGCGGAACAGGCTAAGGAAATTGCCACGCAGATGGTCAATGATCCGAAGTACCGCCCAGAATTTAAGAACTACCCCAACGAAACACTAGCCTACCTAGCAGGTATGGTCACACAAATGAACGTGGCATTGGTCGATGACCTTGCTGAGTTCAAGATGTATGTGGTTAATAAGCTGGTTCATGAGATAGAACATGCCCAAGACGCCAAATCTAGGCTTACCGCCCTCAAAGCACTGGGGGAAGTTGATGGTGTGGACGCATTTAAGAAGCGTTCCGAGGTCACAATGAAGGTACAGAGCATCGAAGAAGTCGAAAAAGAGCTTTTAGATACGCTTTCTAGCCTAAAAAACAGAGCAATTGACGTAGAAGTTAAGGATGTCACACCTAAAAAATGACAAAAGAGCGTAAATTAACCAAAGAAGACATAGATAAGCTCATAAAAGCTGTCCCTGGAATGCCGCCAGAGAAAAAACGGCGTACTTTGGAGCTAATTCGCAATTATCAGAGCCAAGCTATCCAAGAAGATGGCAAAGATAGCTTTTTAGACTTTGTTTTGCATGTATATCCAGACTATAAGGTAGGAAAACATCATGAAAGACTTGCTCATATCTTTGAAGAGATCGCTGCAGGGACTAAGAAGCGCGTTGTTGTTAATATTGCGCCGCGTCATGGCAAGTCGGAACTCATATCCTACCTTGCACCAGCATGGTTCCTTGGTAAATACCCTCATAAGAAGGTTATTATGGCTTCCCATACAGCTGATCTTGCTGTTAATTTCGGTCGTAGAGTCAGGAATTTGGTCAGTTCAGACGCTTATAAGGACATATTTCCAGCGGTAGAACTGCAAGCCGACAGTAAATCGGCATCACGATGGGGGACGAATTTCAATGGAGAATATTTTGCAATCGGCGTGGGCGGCGCACTTGCTGGTCGCGGTGCTGACCTTTTTATTATTGATGATCCTCACTCGGAGCAAGATGCTAAACAAGGGCGAGCGGACGTATTTCTTCCTGCTTGGGAGTGGTTTCAGTCTGGTCCTATACAGCGTCTTATGCCTGGCGGTGCCATTATTGTTGTGATGACACGGTGGAGTAAGCTAGATTTGACAGGTCAGATTGTCAATCACATGGTTAAAAACGACGATGCGGAGCAGTGGGAGATTGTAGACTTTCCTGCCATATTACCTAGTGGTAAACCCTTATGGCCCGACTTTTGGCCCCTTGAGGAGCTATTAGCTAAGAAAGCATCATTGGATGTACGTTACTGGAACGCTCAATATTTACAACAGCCAACCTCTGAAGAAGGCGCTCTCATTAAAAGAGAGTGGTGGCAGAAATGGGAAAACGATGATCCACCATTATGCGAATTTATCATCATGTCGCTTGACGCGGCGCAAGAAGCGAACACCCGTGCGGACTACAATGCGCTTACGACTTGGGGGGTTTTCCTCAACGAAGAGACTAACAACTACAACATCATTCTCCTTAACGCGATTAAAAAACGCTTGGAGTTTCCAGACCTCAAAAAGCTTGTACTCGAAGAGTATAAGGACTGGGAGCCAGATTCGTTTATGGTTGAAAAGAAATCCAATGGGGCGGCGCTCTACCAGGAACTCAGGCGCATGGGTGTACCAGTCGGGGAGTTCACACCTGGCAAAGGTCAAGATAAAATCTCTAGGGTTAATGCTGTTTCAGATTTGTTCTCGGCAGGAATTGTGTGGGCGCCAGAACACAGGTGGGCGAAGGAAGTAATTGAGGAATGTAACGATTTTCCTAGCGGAGCAAACGATGATTTGGTAGACTCTACTACACTAGCCTTATTAAGATTTAGGCAAGGTGGATTTATTCGTCTACCGAGTGACGAGCCAGAAGATGATTTTTTATATAAATACGGCAGAAAAAAAGCTGCGTATTACTAAGGACACACTATGTCAATTGAAAAAGCGCTATACCAAGCCCCTGTAGGATTAGATTCCTTAACAGAAGAAGAGCCAATTGAAATTGAAATTATGGCTTTAGACATAGAAGAAATAGACGAAGATGAGGCTCGTGCAGAAGAGTTTGACGAGAACCTTGCTGAATTTATTGATGAAAAAGAATTGTTGCAGATCGCTGGTGATTTAGTTGGCGATTTTGAAGAAGATATTAGCTCTCGTAAAGATTGGATTCAGACGTACGTTGACGGACTTGAATTACTCGGTATGAAAATCGAGGAGCGTACAGAACCTTGGGAGGGTGCATGTGGGGTATACCACCCATTGCTAAGCGAAGCTCTTGTAAAGTTTCAATCAGAGACTATTATGGAGTCCTTTCCCGCCCAAGGACCAGTTAAGACACTTATCATCGGCAAAGAAACCCCAGAGAAGAAGGATGCGGCGATCAGAGTTCAGGATGACATGAACTATCAGTTGACCGATGTAATGTCGGAGTACCGCCCAGAGCACGAGCGGATGATATGGGGATTGGGGCTTGCGGGTAATGCCTTCAAGAAAGTATATTTTGACCCAGGTCTAGACCGTCAAGTATCTATATTTATTCCAGCAGAAGACATTGTTGTGCCATACGGAGCGTCGAGCCTACA